GAAAANCTCATNNGATATCTTATTAAGCACCAACATTGGAGTCCTCTCGAAATGGTGTCCGCCTGCATCGAGATTACTACTACAAGAGATATCGCAAGACAAATCCTTAGACATCGAAGCTTCAGCTTTCAAGAGTTCAGCCAACGTTATGCTGACCCAACAAAGGATCTCAACTTTGTACTTAGAGATGCTCGCAAGCAAGATACCAAAAATAGACAAAACAGTATAGAGCTTGATATTCATAATAACGACGAAGATCGTTTTCTTGCTTATCAATGGGAACGTATGCAAGAGTTAGTTATTAAACAAAGCCGTGATGCATACGAATGGGCAATCGAAAAAGGCATTGCTAAAGAGCAAGCCCGTGCTGTACTACCAGAAGGGCTTATTGAAAGTCGTTTATATATGAATGGCACACTACGTAGCTGGATTCATTTTATCGAACTACGTAGTTCAAACGGTACACAAAAAGAGCATCAGGAAGTTGCAATTGCTTGTGCAAAAGTCATTGCTAGTATCTTCCCAATGACTACAGATCTCATTTAAAAGTCTCGGGTGGAAACAGTTCGATATGCACTTTGAACTGTTCTGCTAACCAATCATAATCATTAATCTGCGATAACATATCAGGTGAATCTTTATATGTTTCGCCGAACCACTTTCCTGCACTTGCACCGCCTTTAGAATATTCTCCGAATTTCATATCTCCGCCTACAGTTAACCAAGTAGTTAATCGACTTTCTGTATCAGTATCCACTTGCCCGGGTATTATTTTACTGCTTAACTTTACACATTCTCTAAAAGCAGTACGCCATGTGCTTAATGGATCTACATTAAAATCATTTATATTACTTGTTTCATTCATTAATTTAAAACGACTACTTATACTAGTGGTCATATCAGGATTAGAAATATCCATATCCAATACCAATTGAGTAGGTAGTAATTTAATTCCGCCATGGCCGTATTCTAACATATTAATAGGGTTAATACTGCGCCATACGTGAACAATATCCTCTTCGCTTGGATCTAATTTTAAATTAAACTTAAATCTCGGCAATATTTTTACATCAGCATCGACTGCATAAAACATGTTAGTAGTGACTTTTTTGGCAGCTTCAATATGTGCGGCGTGTATACCTTTGACTCCATGTACACGATATATTTTATTTGGGCCATTAAAACTCGTCACAAATTCAAAATATCTATTATTAGCTATTTTTTCATCAAAAGAAATAAACACAATATCATACATTTGATTTGATCCTTCTCGGTGCATTAGTATAAACAGTTTTATGAAATCTGCTTCCCGCTGGATCTAAATTAGCAATTTCTAAATTACATTTTTGCATAAGATCCTTACCTAATTGATTAATTAAAGTAGTTGCACCTTCTGGTGTTAACCATTCATGTTGATCTTTCCATCTTTCAGCTAGATAGTCAAAATCTCTAACATTACTGTAATCCCAATCAGTACAATTAGTTAAATATGCACCTTCCCTTGCACCTAAAATGCTCCACATACCGTGTTCGACATCAGCTCCTACACTACACCAAATAAGAAGTCTGTTGTAATTTTGCCAATGTATTTGTTTAAGATCAGAAACTTTGGCACCCTGATCTAATGACATTTTTACGCCTTCGCGAAATCCTGCTCTCCACGCTTGTTCAGGTGTAGCATTAGTAAAACTTTCACTGTAGTTTTCTGTAAACTGATAATACAAGTCATCAAAACAAAATTCAACTAAACCCTTAGTATTATTAGGATCTGAATTTTCATGTGTTTTCATATTATTAACAAATTCTGGAGTCCACATTTTAAGGCCGCCATTACCGTACATCAATCCGTTAACATGTACTTTTCCGCACCAACTAAACACATGTTTAGATGTTAATCCTAATTTATCTAAATCAATTTCTACTTCTAAAAAACGCGGATCGATAATGTTATCACCATCCACAGTAACAAAGTATTCTGTTTCACATTGTGCGGCGCAGGCTTTGTGTGCGGCATCACTACCTTTAACTCCATGCACACGTTTTGCCCACGGCACTTTAGTTAATAAGTCTGCATAATTTTTTTCAGCATTAGATTCGTTATAGCTGAGAAAAATTATATCTTGTTCAATTACTTTTATCATTTGTCACCTTATTAAATTATATGCTAAATCTGAATTAGTTAGCAAAGAAAGATTATCTTGTTCCTCGATGTTACTTTCAAACGGAATAATAATTTTATCCAATATTAAATCTTTGAATGGTAAATTAAAAGTTCTAATTATATAATCTCTGTTATCTTTTAATGTAAGATATAATTGTACAGAATCTCCGATAATTTTTTTATCATAATAATTTTGTCTTGCATGATCGTTTAATAAAAAAGTCCACTCATGTGTATAATAAACTTCTATATCGGCAAGTTTATTCGAAGAAATCTCTTTTAATTTTTTATTTTTTAATTTAGGTTTTTTGACATTAATACAAATTAATTGGTCGTTTTCAACCTTAAAGTCTAAAATCTTACTAATTCCTAATGTAAAGTTTTCATATTCAGTATAAGTAATTTCTATGGAATGTGTATGTTCTTTTAATTTTTCATTAGAAATAGAAACAATATTGCCAGTGTCTGCATTATAATGAGCATAAAACTTAGGCGCCCATACCGGTGGTGGAGGTGGAAAAAATTCTTCTTCATCCATTTATCAACTCCTCCATTTTTAATAATATCGATTCTGTTAGAAAATCTTTTTCTACATAATGAAATACTTTAGTTTGTTTAATGTTGTTTATTAGTAATTTACCTTTAGAATTAAAATCAATAAAAACATCATTAGACCATTTTTCTGGAGAAACATTCCAACCTTGTATTGGAGATTTCATATGTATAAATTCCATTGGGTTATTAATATCCAAAACTTGTTCATGTGCTCCTGTAATTTCAATTGTTATAGCAGTTGCTAAATCCATACTAGACCAATTCTGATACTTTTCTGGAGCAAATATAGACCAACATTTTTCCCAATTGTTACAAACAAACTCTAATACTTTATAAAAGTCTTGTGCAAATTCAGATTTTTTAAAATAATGCAATGCATAGTATGGGTTAGATAATTTATTAGTGATAAATGTTTGTCGATGTACTGTATCTTTAATTATGTATTCCAATTTATAATTTAGTATTTTATCACAAAAAACAACATCTTTACTATTACAATAGTTCCACCAATTTGATAAATCTTCTAATATTAACATATCACTATCTAAAACAATAGTTTCATAGTAAGGTGTTGCATTATATAATTGATATCTATGCTCAGTTTTTAATTCACTATTTACTTCTGCATTAAAAAATGGAATTGGAATTATTTGATCAAATACATGTTTGTAAGTGTCTGGCACTACATCGTTAGTAACAATTGAAATGTTTTTAATATCAACTTGAGTATATTTTATACTTAATGCCAAGGCATAGGCTTGTTGAATATAATCAACAGTATCCGAATTTTGTGCAAAAACTAAGAATCCTTTAGACACCCGAACCTCCGTCGATATATCGGCTAAGACTAGATTTATTCATAACATGAACATCTATACCTGTAGTTTTTATTAGTGTATATTCTCCTAAATATTTTTCTTTTTCTATTAGGAATTTCATTTTATTATCAGTTGCTTCAACTAAAATGTCTTTATCTAATATATAAGACATTTTACCTGGAAGTTCCGTAGCAAAATCTCCAGCAGTATTTCCATTCATTATATGTATTGCAATGCTAAATGCGATATCATTTCGATATGTATCAAGATTTATACTATACAATGATCTAAAATAACTCCAATTAATTTTGATATGATCTAATAGATTAAAAAAACTTTCTACTACATTATTCTTTTTAAACACAAATACAGTTGCCCAATAAAAAGGAATACTATATTGATTAATTCTCATAAATTCTCTGTTGTCTCTCCAGCCCGCCAAATCTATACTGTTTTGATATATTTGAAAATCATAATCTCTAGTTAGCGCCATACTTAAAATATCGGAATTTAAAATATAATCACTGTCAATAACAAGGGTCGTATCGTAAGGAGTTAATTTATATACATTGGTACGAGATTCATTTTTCCATTCTAGATTCTTGTTAAAAATTGAACCATCATAAAACTTTTTTAATTGAGTAGTATCCGAAAAATGATCGATGATTTGATCAAAAGGATGATCAGGATTGCTAGTTTCAAGCCATCCTTTACTATCAGTTATGATAGAAACAGGAATATTTAAATATTGTTTAATACGTTTAGCCGCAAATACAGCCAGCTTTACATAATCAATTCCTGAATTGTTTTGTGCAAAAATTATTGCTCCAGTTGTCATAATTCTACTATATCAATAATTTTTCTTTTATTTTTTATATTAGCGTATTTTTCAAAATATTCTGCGGAAGCAGTATCATATATTGATATAATATCATTTAAAAACTTTGCAGTATTATCAATTTTAACAGGAAGATTATTTGAATCAATTAAAATTAAATCATCTGATTTTTCTAACATTGTTTTTACAAAACTGATTAATGCGGGAGTAATTTTAAATGTGGCACCGGCAACATAATAAATTAATTTTTGATTATATTCTTCTAATATTATACGACGCTGATTAGATAGCGTTGCCATAAAATTGGCTGTGGCAAAGGCTTTTTCGATTCTTTCATCCATAGATAATCTCCGTAATGTATATAATACACTACTTTAATTATCTTGTTAAGGGATTAAGAGATTAAGGTCCTGAACTAGTTACTGAAGGAATGTAACTTAAACCTGCTGAATTTGAGCTACTTACTGATACATTTGGCCCCGAAGCATAAGTACCTTGAACAGTACTAGCTAATGTGCCTTCAACTGGTTCATAAATGTAGCCGCCAGGGCCTGCTGAAAGATCTTCAAACTTAATTTGGAATGTAATAATGTTTGGATTAGAATTTGCATTAACGTTAGCAAATATTTGATATTGATTACCTGAATAAGAACTAGCTGTTTTTGTAAAAATTACTTGAGGGCTAGTAGTAAGTTGATAAAATCCAACACTAAGTGCAGGTGATCCAGTAGGATTAGACCCAGGTGAAGGATAAGTTGCCGATCCTGCAACTTGCGAAGTACTATTGTAATTCATCGAAATAGTTCCCATTGCCGCAAGTAATCTAGACCAATCTGTATCTAAAGCTGTACTGTTATCACTACCTGAAAATCCAGTTAATGATGCAAGAAATTGAATAGTACCGCCTGAATTAAAATAATATCTTGCATAATTAGAATTAGCAAAACTAAGTGTCACATTGTGAATAATTGTAGTATTACTCCAAGGTGTATATCTAGTAGATACATTATAAGGATATACTGTTGATTGCCCCGATGGAGCAATTGTCAAAGCAGATGTATGTATTGTAGTAGCATAGTTAAAGTAAGCCAATCTAATAGCTTCTGTCACTAGTGAACTAGTTGTTACTGTTGGTATATTTCCACTTTCATTTTGGTTTGTTTGATGTTGTCGGGCCGCTATCATATCATTATACAATGCGTTCCAACCTGCGGCTGTAATTTTATCGCCAACAGAAACTTGTGCGCTTGTCACGGTTTGACCGTATCCATAAGTACCAGATCCTGTACCTAATACATTGCCAATAAGTGATTGAATCGCGTTAAAGTCACTAGCAGTAATCCGCGTACCTTGTCCAGCCATTTTTTATCCTTTACTTCTTAAAGTATTATACATTCTACTAGTGCAACATCAGTATTATCGCAATCTTCTAAAGCAATGGCAAAAATAGGGTTACCGTTACCTGGTGCATTATTGTCTGATTGTCCCCATCCGGCACCGTACGGTACAATCCTATCACCTTTAGTACATCCGCCAAAGATTTTAACTGGTACACGACCTTTTAGTGCAACATAAACACCGCCTACTAACTCGCTGTTCATCATGTATGCTGGTTGAGTACTTATAACACCAACAGCCATATCATTTGCACCACAAGCTCTTACTTCTTTGTCGCCGCCAACTGCCATTACTGTTCCTGGCTCATAGACTGCATCGGGCAAATATTTTTCTGCCAAGTCAGCGTAATAACTTGTTGTACTTGCACCGTTAAATATTGTAGCATTTAAATTACCATTACTATCTCTAACTGCAATTGTATTAGGTGTAGCAGTAGCACTTGGTGTAGTAGTGGTACTATTATATAATAATCCTGATGCTGTTGTAGCATTACCATTAAATGTAGTAGCCCAAACATTCGCCCATTGATAATTTGAATTACCTAAATTACTAGTTGTAGTAACTCCTGGTAAAACATCTGATCCTACTAACTGTAATGGAGTAACTAACGAAGATCCAACTGTTGTCTGGAAAACAATAGTATTATTACTTTCATTTTGTATAGTTGGAGTAGTTGCATTATTGTTAAACACTCTCAGACGAGCAACAGGATTACCAACTGTATATCCAACGTCAGCAAAATTAACAACTGTACTAAATGATGCACTTCCTGCTGTGATATAATTGCTTGCAGGAAAACCGCCTAATTGATCAGCGTTAGATGCTGTACCATAAAATCTATGTGCAGTTTGTGTAACTCCAGGCTGACTATTATTATTAGTATAACATAATGTCACACCTTGCTGTATTGTAGTAAATCCAGTAATTGGATTTATCGTGTTATTCAATACGAAAGGACTATCCGCGCTAATTATAAAAATTACATTACCGTTATCGATAGCTTCAATAATAGTATGGCTAGATCCGTTTGTATCTTTAACACTAGTACTTAACATTTCTGTAGTACCAGAACCTGCAACTGCCTGTGGACCAACTAGTACATAAGAACTACCTGTCCATGCAAATAACTGATTTGTACTAGTATCAAACCAGAAATCGCCTTGTGTTAACCCAGTAGGAGCAGTAGTACCGATTTCAGCACCACCTGTAGTACGGAATTGGGTGCCGTCCCAGAATTTTAACTTACTTGTACCGCTATCAAACCATATTTGCCCGGTTAAAGGACTTGAAGGAGATGTGGAATTTGCAAAGTTTTCTAACAAATAAACAAAATTCTCATTTTGAATTTGTCCATATCCTGCATAATTTTTACCGACCAACGTTAAATCAGTGGTAGTATTAACGGTTCCGTCCGCAACTGTTACTAGCGAGGATCCATTATAGTGATTAATTGTATATGCCATTGCTCCTGTTTCCTTATTCTTGAGTATTTATCATTATTTTGGCTCTTTACCAGGTGCTTAAACCAGCACGTTTCCAGGTATTTGTTGCCACGCATACATAAACATATCCCGAATCCCATGCAATTTGACCAGTAACTCCTGGGCTAGATGATGATGCCGGTGCTGAACTAGATATTCTAAAAGTACCGTTTACATCTAAAGTAGCTTGAGGTATACTATTAAAAATTCCTACTGTATTACCACTAGCGTTAATAAAAAATGCAGAAGAAAGAGTTGATCCTGCTAATGTACTAATTACAAAATTCTGGTTTGCTGTGTTTGAAGATATTTGAAAAATGTTAGAACTAACATTTATTTCATTATTACTATTAGGTCCAAGAATTAATGGTGAATTATTTGTAATTGTTAGCTGGCCATCTATGGAAGAATTACCGCTAGTTGTTACGAAATCTTCTACAACGTATGTAGTTACACCGTCGGCTGCTAATAATTGACTAGCAGTTAATACTGGAGCATCAAAAATTAGTCCTTGAATGTTACTAGCATTAAATCCAACTGAAATATTGCCTGTAAATCCGCTGATAGCTGATCCTGGGGTGAACGAAGTATCACTGAAAATTCCTAATAATGTTCCTCCCACATATAGATAAACAATTGTGCGAGATATACTATTCGAATCAAGAATAGATTCAACTTGAAATCCATTTAAGCCTTGGCTTTTTGTATATATCGGGCCTGCTAATACATTAGAAATGCCATCATTAAAATATAATTGTGCATTTACACTATCGATCCAAAAATCACCAGTAGTTATATTGCTAGGCACTGTTGAAGATACTTGCGCTCCTCCGATATTTGCAAAACTAGATCCGTTATAAACTTTTAAAACATTTTGAGTTGTGTCGTACCACACTTGCCCGGTTAACGGATTCGGTGGTTGAGATGTATTTGCAAAGTTTTCTAATAGATATACAAAATTATCATTGAGATATAATCCATAACTAGTAGAATTTTTTCCTATAAGTGTTAAATCCGTTGTAGTTTGATCAACTTGACCATCAACAATTTGAGTTAATAGTGTACCGTCAGTTAAGTTTATTGTATAGCTCATTATATAACACCAGTGAAAATTATGTAATTTATAGTTAAGAAAGGATTCATTATTGTAACTGGTAACGATGCCGCTGGAGCCGGAACACTAACACTACCACTATCGGATAAACCATAACCTTGGCCTGTTTGGCTCGATGTAGCTAATCCGAGCCCTGGAGTAATATTAGTAAGTTGACTTTCAGCAGTTCCTGGAACCCAGCCTGGAGTTCCTACAGCATAAAATTGTTGATATCCATCGCTAAGACTATGTTTATGGTCTGGTAAATTCGATGCCGATAACGTAATATTTTGACTTCCGTCTCCGGCACCTACTGTATCTGCTGTAACTGTAGATACACGATTTGCAGATCCACCGCCTGCAGAAATTAAAGTAGTAGACGAAGAAGCTGAAGGTACAGTTAATCCGTTATTCATGTTATCTGCACCTAGCGCAAATCTTCCACGTAAATCAGGTAACGCAAATGTACTTAATCCATTTAATAAAGCAGATGCTTTATAAGTATACTGTAATACTGCAAATAACGCAGGATACTTACTAATCTGTACTTCACTACCATCGCATAACAAATATCCAGTTGGTAAATTAGTAGCAAGACCTGCATATGGAAATATAGAGCCTACTGGAACTGTTGCAGTATGATTAAACAAAACTTGTTTAGACATACTTACTAGCTGATTCGAGCTTGCTTGATATACCAACAATTGATCGTTTAGTGAAGAATCTATTGCTACTGTTTTTTGAGTAATGATACTTGAACTAATAGAAGTATTGAATATTGCAGAACCTGTTTGTGTTTGTCCATTAAAGACTAAATCGTCACTAGTTACATCTCCAGATAAAGAAAATGTTGTAGGAGAAGTTAATTTTGTAGCAGATCCTGACACATTACCAGTTACTGTTCCAGAAAACGTTCCTGTAAAATTGCCATTAAAAGATTGTGCATATACATTTCTAAATTGGAATGAACTACTTCCAATATCATATGCTAAATTCGAATTAGGAAGTATAGCTACAGAATTCATATCTGCGCCGACATTAATTGCACCAGATGTGCCTGTAGTTGTTCCGCCTACTGTTAAAGTATTTCCTATTGTAGCATTTAATTGAATTGATATGCCACCGCTTGTCTGGATACTAGCACCACCTGGATCAAATGGGCTACCGCTAGTTGTTCCTATGTCGCTAGTACCTTGTACTATCAATCTTCCTGGAACAGGAGCTGAAGGAATACTTCCTATA